GGTGTAAAGGCTGTCGGTAAGCACCTCCTCAATAGGGGCTATATTTTTCAGGATACCCAGACCAGCGCCATCAATCACGAATTCAAAGTAATCCCCCGAATCACTTGTGACATCGACCTCATCAAGTAGATCCGAAAGTGGGACGTATACCCATTCCAGGCTGTCATTGACGTACACCTTTATGCGGAATCTGGCAGGGTCAGAAGTGAACATGTCGTCAAATTCACCGGTTGCAGATCGAAGGCGTAAGCTCACCTCACTTGTCAGAACCCTTTCAAAAATATCCCCGCCGGGCTGTCCGGCCTGTGTGCTGAGGGGCGAGCCGGTGCCATCCTTATTTATGATCGGCCCGCTGTACTGACTATCCTCTATGTCAACACGTACAAGAACGTCTTCACCTTGGCGAGAAAACAGCGAGTAAAATTCTAATCTCCATCTTACAGCCATTATGATACTCCATGCGCTCGGTTATACTTTCTAATTCTTTCATCAATCACGCCGCGAAGAGTATCCCCTCTTCCGACCAGCTCCCCCACAATGTGAACCGTCATAGCTCCACCACCCACGCCGGCGCGCAAGGTTTGCGCTTGTTGCGGAGTGAAAACTTCCTCCTGTCCGCGTACCAATGCCAGTCTTTCCATACTCGGCGGCCCAGGAACCACTCCCCCTGTATGAAATTTAGGAAGACCGCTTAAAAACCCTCCGGTTCCTCCTGTGAGAAGGGAGACGACTCCCCTTGTCACCAGCTGCCTGCCTATACTTTGCAATACACTTGAAAGCCTCTCACCCTGCCAGACCAGGCGGTCGAATACCTGTCCTGCAGTATATCCCCACTCTATTGTAGCCTCTTCAACTTCCCGGGTCTCTTCCTTAATGTGCTCGAGGCGATGAGAGTAATCTTCAGCCGGCCCAAATAGCAAGAATTCCAAGTCCCGTATTCTATCCGCCTCAAAACGATCAGCCAGAATCCTCGCCCCTTCTTCAGTAGGATCCCAGATGCTATCCTCCGGTTTAATATTCGGCATCCTATAGCGGGCTACAACCGCTCGCTCCATATGATCGGCGAGGTCTTCGGCGTTGTCGACTTCCTTTTGCGAGATGATCTCGTCAAGCTGAAGGGCTGCAGCCTGATCGCGCATATTAATGAGATCTTGCAATGTCTGTCTTTCCTCATCTAAGGACCGCTGCAGGACACGGCGAGCGGCTTCATTAGATGATTGAAATTCAATCTCACGCTTTTTAAGTCGCTCCTCTTGTATTGCAATGGCATTATTAAGCTTCTCAATCTCATCGACAGAACCGGTTGTTTCAATATGTAGGGCATCCTGAATCAGGTCTCTTGCATTCCTCATTCTTCGTTCTACCAACAAGGCTTGCGCAGCAACCGCCGCCATACCAGTAGCGATAGCCGTGAAGGGGTTTGCGAGCATCAGGGACCCTAAGACTCGCATCATCTCAATAATCTTGCCGGTCGACGTGATCACTGATCCCATTAGAATCAGAGCGGGACCGATTGCAGCAGCGATTCCAGCCCACTGAATTCTCTGCTTTTGCAGCTCCGGATCCAGATCAGCGAATCGTCGAACATTTTCGCCTATCTTGACGGCCAGATCTTCGGCAAGAGGAATCAATTCAATAATTACCGGCATGAACTCGAGTGCCACTGTGCGGCCTGTAGCCGCTACCCTCTGCTGAAACCGATCCATTTCAGCTTGAAATGCCTCTGCCGTTGCAATAGCCTCCTCGTCCATCACAATACCAAGCTCATGAGCGGATCGCCGGAGTTCATCAATTGACTCAATTCCGTTGTTCAATGCTCCAGCCAGCTTTCGCCCAGCATTCACGCCCAGTAGGTCCCCGGCAATAGCAGCGCGGACCGATCCGTTTTCAATAGCCGCGAGACCCCTGAGAACATCGTCAAAAACCTCTTCGGCTCCCCTTAGCTCTCCGTTTGTCTGATAGATCTCTACTCCAAGTTTCTTGTAGGAGTCGGCAAAGGTTGCATTTCCGGCGGCCGCCCTTGCCATCCTCTGGTTGTTACGCTCCAATAGTCTTTGCAGCATATCCTGGCCAATCCCATTTTGGCCCATCGCCCAGGTCAACTCCTGCAGCGCCGTGGTGGTAACGCCGGTGGTGTTACTTAGATCCGTAAGAGAAGAGGCGTATTCACCGGTCCTGTGCGCTAGTGCCAGTATTGCCCCTCCGGCTGCCAGGACTGGTACGGTAACAGCGGATCTCAGGTCCCTGCCAAAATAGGTTGTTTGCCGGCCGATCTCGTGAAACTTCTTCTCAACTTTCTTTATGTTTTTGTTGAAATTCTCGACGTTCGCGCCAATAGTCCAGGATATATTCCGTTTGCTCATTTGTCGGCCTCCTCTCGTATCCTTTTGTCAATAGCCTGCTCGACATTCTTAATAAACTCCCCGCGTGCCCCGTCCCAGGCAGGGCGTAAAAACGGAGTGGACGGCATTGCCCCTGTACTAATTCTTCCAGTGATAAGACCGAATCTTTTCTTTTTTCTAAATCTCTCGTCGGTACCGTATTCAATCACAGAGGCAGTTGCGTATGATGAGAATTTTGGAAACAAGGCCGCATTGTTCCTCACTACGCCCACACGGGCGCCGAATGGTGGGCTCTTTTTTCGGGCGGTAGTAACTCCGATCATTTTTGATATTCGCGCACTCTTTGAGTTGGTTCTCATTGCCCGGGCGGCTGGACGTAAATGGCGGGTATGCGTTTGCTTCATCCACTTTTCATCCAGAGTTCTCCCTAGCCGTTCAATTTTTTTAATTGCAGCTTGGAGCTCTTTTTCATCAATATCAAGAGTTATGCCTGGGGTGTTCGCAGCCATTATTTCCTTTCTAATCGCTTGTATTTTTCATAGACTTCTTTGTCCTTTTTCTCCTGCTCTTTTTTCCTCTGCTCTCGGGTCATCAGGACGCTCTCGTCAAATTCGGGAATCCTCATAATGTCCAGGGGGTCCACGGGTTTTCCAGTTGATTCGGCCATGGCTTTCGCTGCAAGAATCCGAAGCAGATACAGGCTTTTCGCATCCTGCATCTGCTGGTACTCTCTATCCAGGCGAATGCCATCCGCAATCAGAAAGAACTCGTAAGGCATTAAGGCCCAGAATTCATCAGGTTTCAGCCGCGCCGGACCGTAAGCGAACTTCTGCCATCCGATCCAGTCTATGGGCTTGACTTCATCTGGGCTTACTTCTTTTTTTCTGCCTTTTCACCTGTGTCGAAAGCAGCATTAATTGCCTGGCTGATTGTATCGACGTATTCTTTCAGCCTGCGCGAATCAACATTGTCGATCACATCGGCAACAGACAGGTCTGGGTGTTCATGAAGCAACCCAGCCCACAGAAAATGATTGATCGCCCGTACACTCCCGGGGTCCCTAACCATAACTGTAGTAGCGGATTGTCCGTGAAGCTCCTCGAAGCGGTAAAGCGCCCGATTATCAAACTTTAGGGCGTACTTGCCATCTTTCAGCTCAATATCAAAGGTTTTCTCGCCCATCAGCTACCTACTGTTTTTTCTTCAACCGGACTGCTAAATTGAAAAGTGTAGCTTACTGTGGAGCTGTCATCGTCAGGGTCTGTCCTGCTGAGGCTACTAATATATGCCTCTGCGACTTCCCAATACTTTGTGCCAGCTACTTCGCTGCTATATTTGATCGATACGGGTTCCCTGGCTCTTTTTATCGCAGACAGTGCCGCGTACGGGTCATCTGCAGTATTCAAGATCCGGCTTGTACCTGATGCTGTTCCGTCTTCCCTTCCTGGTACATACTGATTCGCCCGGCCTGACTGTTTATTGCTGACCTGAATCATATTGACGGTCTCTTGCATCTGATTGTCCGTTGCTGCGGCAATCAGGATTCCGGTAGACCCGTGATAAATCCCGAAGTCCGTTCCAATTACAAAATCTTTGCTATCATGTTCTGGCATAATTATTCACTCGCTTTTATTTTTTCGATATAGGTTTTAATTTGATCGGCGGTTTTCTCGCCGATACCCTTGATCTGCTCAAGCTGGTCCATGCTTCCCAGTAGGTGCTGAAGAGTATAGATTCCTGCTCTCTTCAGGTATGCATAGCCGGGAACCTCTGTAGGAAGCTCAATAATATTCTCGGCTTTACGCTTCTCAATAAGCTTCTTGTATACAAGGGAATCTGGATGCAGGGTAAGCACCTCCCCAGCTGGATACACATATCCAGTTTGCGGATCGGTAAGAGGTTCGTATAACAATACTTTGGGCATAGTTTTATGGATTTATTTTGACAGTAAATTCACTCATTGTGCTGTTGGCCTCTAATTGCGGGCTGTAGCCATCATGGCCGGAGATCACCCGGATGCTCTTTATTTTCGTACCCTCAACCACTCCAGAAAAACGGTTCAGGGCTTCCACGCAGAGCCGGTCAAGCTGCTCAGCCTTATCTACTGTAGTAGCGAAATGGTCAATCTGCAGATATACGGTGTATATCCCGCGCGAGTCCTTATTTTGATCTTCAACCCTGCTCACCCTGGTATAAGTAGCATATGGCCGCGCGGTGCCTTGCGGTACCTGCGAGGACGGATACAGCTTGATCCCTCCTGTTGGATCTGGTCCCAGGGCCGCCGCATACGCAGCGCTACTTTGAAGAATTTTTTGTAGTTCTTTTCCTCCCATACCTTTCCTCTTTTTCCCAACTCAGGCGTTCAATAAGCTGCATGGTCTTGACAATATTATAAGCTAGTATCACTATCACGATTCCTGTTGTTGCGAATGATTGAATGATCTCGCTCATCCCTATCCAGTCCAGTCCGCCCACTTCTGCTGCTCCGATTGCTCCGGCAGCGGACCCGTTAACTTTAAAGAAATCTTTGATGTTGGTTTTTACTTCGTTTTTGAGCGAATTCCACATGCTATATCCCCATATGATTATCATTGAAGAACTTCACCGCCTCTTCTCGCGTGTATATCCTTCCGAATTTCATCATCATATAATTACGCTTCGCTCGTGAGTGCGTCTGCCTGAAGTACTTTGAATCCATCAATTCGGCGGCGGCGGTATCCCAATCTTTAAATTGGCATGCTGTCAACATTTTCTTGAATGTCAATAGGCGTGAAAGCCCCATGTTCATATGCATGTCTGCCAGCACTGCCTGCCGGACCGGATCCATTTTCTGAAAGAATGCAAAATTACCGGTCAACTCATTGTGGCTTCGGATCTGGTCCTGGGCCAACAGGTATTTAGCTTCTTCCTCTGTGATTCCGCTGTCTTCCAAGTTTCTTCCGTATCCAATAGTTAATTTTCCTACTGTATCCCGGTAAGGTTTCAGTTCCAAGTCCTCCGCCTCCTTAATCAGCTCTTCAGCTATTTGTATGTAGGGTTTATCAATCATCGTATTGTCCTTGTGTGTAAGAGGCATAGATCAACAATCCTCTTCGACGTCTCAATTCTTGAATGCTTGTAATGTCCCATCTTTTTCCCCCATACAGGATGGTCATTGATTCGTCAATATCCTCCCTGTAGATGATCCTAAAAATATTGTACTGCCTGGGCGTCTTCTTATCCGCTATGAATTGCTCAGCGCCCTTGTCTGCGCTTACAGCCGCCCAGACCTTTCCCCTTTGCGGTACGCGCTCCCAATCATAGATAACTTGACCGGAGTCCGATCTGGAAGGCACACTATGTTGGATCTCGATGATCCTGTCCATATTCCCTTTTTCCATCAGCCGAACCTCAGTGCTTTAGGTTTCCCCTTGATCAGGCCCGCCATGTTTTTACGAAGGTCGTGAACCGATATTCCGGCGCCATATCCCACCAATACGGATTCGCGGATATTGTAGAGCGTGCCTACAATATTGGCTATGTAGATCTGGATAGACTCATCAACCGTATCACTGCCTGCTGTGTATTTTACGCTGACGGGATAAGGGTGAGAGGGATCAAGATCGGGGGAAAAATCAGTATTAAAAAGAACGTAGCCCGGGGCTGTTGCTGTAACGACCCTGTAATTATCGGGGCCAACAGTCTGCGCGGCGCCGTGGCTATCGATATATGCGATCTCCTCCACCTCAAATAATGGAGGCCTCGGCAGCTCCATTTTTCTTTGAAAGCGCTCAAAATCCCATTGCAGCCCGGTTTTCACCAGGGTAACCTTGTAAGTGTCTTCGTACTCCTGTGTGGCAGCCATGGCCATTTTTTCAAGCAAGGCATCCTCCTCTGTGAACTCATCATCATCAGAAACCACCAACCGCAGGTGCCGCTTCAAGTATTGAAGGGGCACTGCGGAAGTGGTAGGGGGCACATGAACTACAGGGATCCTCATTTACTTTTTCTCCTCTTTGCTCTTTGCCTTAGCTCTACTTTTTGCCTTAGCCCTGGATTTTGGCTTCTTATAAAAGAATTCAGCGATCTCCTTTTCAGCTGCCTCATCGAGGTCTGCGGAGAGTTCCTTCAGATCCTTTGCAGCATACAGGTCATCAATAGTCTCGACGCCTGCTGCAATAAGCTTGTCTCTGTGAGGGAGATCAGTTGGAAGAACTGGTGTAGTGGCTCTGGCATAGCCCGCCTTGACCAATTCTTTTGCCTTGGCTTCCGGCACTCTATGCACCACCCCGGCGTGATAGCCAGTTCCTGGGGGCGCCTTTATGAAAAAAATCTTAATGTATTTAGTCTTTGCCATACCCTGGGCATTAAATTGGGTTTAATAAATACCAGACGGGGCGATTCCCGTCTGGCAAACAACTTCCCGGAACTTTTAGTCAGTTTCAATATCCTTCGATACTGCAAAGGATTCTGGTCGACGTACGACCTTGTCCATAAAGTTCCAGATATTCAACCGGATCAACCCTTGTGTATCCTTGCTGTATGGGTTTACCAGCATCTCGATTGGCCCCCACATACCAATGTACAGAGAGGCCCAATTCGCAAAGATCATTGCGCTCAGATCTTCGCCAGATCCTTTTTCAAGGTTTTTCGGCACCAGATTGGAGGTGAATGCAGGATAGTTGTTGATCACGTTGCTGTCCTTCGACCAAATAAACTGCGCAGCGGTGCTGGAATCAATCAGCGTGGTCTTCAGCTTACCCTTTACTTTCGCATTGGTAAGGAACCCAAATCGCTCTTCTTCCTCTGCGTCTGCATCTTCGATTGCGGTTTCGAACGCTACGATCTTCGCCCATGTCAAGGCTCCGCCGTCATCCCCATTCTCAATGGCATGGGTGCCGGCAAGCCCCAGCAGGTAGTCGATGATGTCTTTATTTGCGCTCTTCGCGAGCTTGTACATCAAGTAATTACGCAACCAGTTCTCCACCGCAACAGTGCTCTGCAGGATCAGCTGCCTTGACACCTCTGCAAACCCAGCTCTACGCTTCGGGCTCAGGGAGATTGAGTCGAATGTGGCGCCCACCTCTTGAGCTTCTTGATTCTCAGTCCGAACAGTGAGGTCTGTATTGTCTTCGGTCGCACGTGGGAATGTCACATTCCCGCTCAATCCGGTCCAGAAGGTCGCTCCCAGACCCGCGCCGGAATCGCTATCTATGAACGGCATTTTTGATCGCAGGATGTCGATCAAAGAAAGAACGTCCGTCTGAATAGTCACTCCGCCCTGCTCCCCAGCCGTTCCACCAGTTGCAGTGAGTGCATTTACGGGGCTACGGAGATCCAGAAGTTTTGTAGGCAACACGATATTGCCCTCAGAGGTCTGGCCGATCTGGGCCATCTCTTTACGCCCTTCTTCTACAATC